CTGCACTGTCAACATCTTCTTGGAATGTGTACACATTTGGTAGTTGCGCAACAGATTTATCAAAATTTGTTAAATTTTTATCAACTGAATAAACTGTGTAGTTTCTAGGCTCGGGAGGATCATCTCGGGTCATCAAGGTTGCCCACCATTGAGTATCAAATCCGCGACCGCTGCCAAAATCTGCTATAAACTTCAAGCTATCTAGAAAGCTATCGTAGCCATACAATACATTCAGAACCTGTAAACTATGAGCATGACTCTCTGCAGCATTTTTAAATGGTACCATTTGTTAACACCTCTATAATTACCTGTTCTTTTAATTGTTTAAGTCTGGGTTCAAGCTGATAGCATGCTTCGGCAATTTGTGTATCCGTGCCCCAACTACGTTGCGTAGCCAGCTGGTAGGCCCATTTACCGCAGGAATCTTTCAATAATTGTATACCAACTGCGTTGTGTTTGGGCCTGGCCTTTACACAAAGATTAAACTCATCCAGCAGTGTTGTTGCGCGAGCTTTCCAGTCTGTCATGAGATCACAATATCTTCCATTCCTGCTGTTCTAAGTCTAACCACATGCCCCAGCATAAAATTCTTGCTTTCCAGTCCCTTCATTACTCCTAGCCATTTGTTACGAACCAGTGCCACCTCATTGATAATGGTTTCAAAGTCAATCACTTCATCCTCGCCATCCACATACTTTTCAGCATCCCTGCTGCTCAGTACACGAGCATACCCCTCAAGATACTTTTGGAAATGCTTTCTACGAATCTTGCGTAACTGTATGTTCAAGTAGTTGAGAACAGCTTCAATTTCTTGTAATTGATTGAATCTGTGTTCAGTGAGCCCAGGTAGATTTGCTGCAGATCGTTCCACATTACCACGTATGGCTATTTCATTTTTGGCCGTATGGAGTTCGCCTTCGTAGTATGTAATAAAGGACGGAATCTCTCCAAGATCTGCAACTACTTTGTTATACCACACTGTTAGTCTTCGTAGTCAATGTCTTGTTCTTCGTCATCAAGATACTCGTCAATGCTGCGCTTGGTGTAGCCGTCTGTTCCACCAAATTCACGCAACTCTCGTTCGCTGAGTGAATCAGCCAACATGCTGGTCACAGTGTCACTGGCAGCCTGGCGTTCCTTTGGTGGAATATATTCTTTAAGAAGTGTGTAAGTTTCAATTAGTACTTCTATGTCAATACTCATGCTTCGGTTTCCTCTTCAACAGGCTGTTCAACTGTTGCTTTATGCGGGTAGGCAGTAAAATCAGCCATGGCCTTATCTAGGCTGCCGTCATCGTTGCGTTCCCAAGCTTTGCGGAATTGCTTAATAACAGTACCGTCTGCTAGTGTGTATTTAAGACTGTTGCCTTCTTTGGCCAACAACCCTTTTCCTTCAAATAAATCAACCAGTCCCGAATACGGATTCATACCTGTTTCGTACGGGATCTTGATTTGTACACTCTCAAACGGCTTGTTGTAACGTGTTTTCATGATCTTGCATGCAGCTCTGATGCCTTTTACTTCTGATATTTTGTTACCATCTTCATCTTCTTTGAGTTTGAGTTTGCGCATGGCAACCACAATACTACTTGCATAGATAAAGCCTTGACCACCGCTAATTTTATCATCTGGATCAAACATGTCTTGACTGGCATAGGTATGATTGGTACATACCAGACCAATGTTTAAACTACCAAACATGTTTACGCAGTTACGAACAAGACTTGTAAGTGCTTTAGGCTTACGACCCATGTCACCTTTCATTTCACCTGCTTCAAATTGGTTAACGTCTGTGGGGGTCAGCAACATGCCCAACGAATCAACTACAAACAACACTTTGGGGCGAGCTTCTTCTGGTAGGGCGCGATATTCTTTAACAAAGTCCGAAATCACTTTGGCCACATCGTCAATCATGGCCATGTTTAGTTTTAACAGTTTGTCTTCACCAGTTTCAACTCCAAGTGCATGCAGCCACTTTTCATCCAGTGCATTTTCACTATCAATCAGGATAGGATATATTCCTTGTTGCTGTGCATTTTTAATTAGGTTACCTGAACAGATAAAACTTTTGCCTGCTCCTGATTCCCCAGCAAACACAGTAACTTTGCCCATTGGGATTCCTCGAGTAAAGTCTCCCGAAATGAGATAGTTTAGGGCATAGTTGTTGGTACTGATCCAGTCTGTGGGATCGTTGAACCCAACACTAAGGCCGTCAATACTTTTGGTAATGGTCTTACGAAATTTTGATACGTCAAATGGTTTTGCCATGATTATTCTCCTTGTTATAATTTAAGATATGTTAGATAACCCGGGCGTACACAAAACGTGCAGAGGCCCGTGCCGTATTTTTTACTTGCTACGGTTTCTAATCATTGCGAGAATGTCTTCGGCCTTCTGACTTGATGGTTTGGCTGTTACTGCTGCTGTTGCCACTGGTGCATCATCATCTTCGTCTATGTCAAAGGGTGCCGAGGTTGGCGCAGGTGCAGGTGCTGCTGCCGGTGTTGCCTTGGCAGTTGATGTACCTCCGGTGTTTTCATCCCCACCTTTGCTTTGAAAACCGCTGGGCTTGTAGTACTGACTCCAACGATCTGGATCATACGCCTGTCCGTCAACGCTGGCTTCAAACATTTCTTTGAGCACTCTCAGTTCAACATCGCCTGGTTTCTTGGGCAAAAAATCAGCCAAGTTGTGAAGACCGTGTGTGTCAATTGCTGCTTGTTCTTGTGCAGTAATTGCAGTTTCTTTACGGCTCCATTTGCTAGTGCTGTAATCCGCATAGCCACCTTTTTGAGTCTTGGTAACAGTGAAGTCTAGTCCAGCAGTGTAATCTGTTGGCATGCTTTCAAGTTCAGGATCCATTAATGCTGCTTTGATCAAGTTGAAGATCTGTGGGCTAATAACAAAACGACGGATTGGATTCTCTGGAGTTTTGTCATCGCTCAGTGGATTCTCTTTTACAAAACCCTGGAACAAGTAGCTCTTTTTCTTCCAGTACTTACGACCCATTTCCTCAAGGCCAGGATCTTTGAACCAGGTACGTACTTCTGCCAAGATTGGGCAAGCTTCGCCGTACATCTCCACGCATGGCACTTGTACAATAACTGGCTTGCTGTCCGATTGTCCTTTAACGCCCGCAAATGGAAGTTTGATCATCAATCGTTCAACCCAGAAGAAGTCGTTCTTTGCATTTGCATCGGGTAAGAATCGGATTTTTGCACTGGTGCCTTCTGGAATGTTCCAGTGTGCATAGATGGCGTTGTCTCCGCCTTGTGATGAACCGCCTTGTGAACGATTCTCTTGCGCTTGTAGTTTTGCGCGAATTTCTGCTAATGAAGTTGCCATGATAGTTTCCTTTATATGTTAAGATGGTCTTTGTGTGCCTAGATACATAACTGCACCGTGCAATTATATAACAATACTATTTATGTTGTCAAACAAAATTAATTATTTTTTAGCCATACCTGATAGCCATTTTAGGGTAGCCAGCGCTTCGTTAACCACTGGTTCGTCCATGGTGGATGCGCCGTACGCTTGCGGTGCTGGTTCTGGCTGCGGTGGTGTAGGTTCAGTTGGTTGCATTTGAGCCTGCATCATTTGTACAATTTGGTTGGCTAGGGCCGTTTCACCATTGGTTGCCAACCATCCAGCAATGGTTCTACGTGCGTCTGCATCCGGACCTTGATTTTGGGCTAACTTTTGCAGTGCTTGAGACAAATCTTCGCTTTGCAAGAAGCTGATATCTTTGAGTGCAGCAATGGCGTCTGTTCCGTCAAATCCAACAGCAATTGGCAATTTTGTCAAGGCAATCAAATCATCTTCGTTGGTATCGTCAGCATCTTGGTCCCATGTTTCTTCCGTGATATCATTGGCCCATGATTCAAATTCGTTACTGCCTGCTGTGTTCATTTTTTGACGATGTTTGTAAGCTCGGTACACATACGGCAATGCTTCGGTAAATCTATCATCGTATATCTTTTTAACAAAACGTTCGCGCAATGCGTCTTGATCAACATCTTCGTCAGGTTCCTGTTGGATTCCCATCATGCTCATCAACATCTCATGCCCGTTACGTCCTTGAAAACGCTTGAGATGATCCTTGACTTCAGTGTATCGATGCATGGCTGCTTCTACCATGCCAGTTGTTTCAATGTCTTCAAATGTACGATTACGCATGCTGCGCACAAAGTGTCGCATGCTGGCCATTTCCTTGACCATTTCATTGATCATGTCGCTGCCTTCATCGCCAAAGCGACCGCCATGACGTAAATGATTGGCAATGGCACGGGCGCCATGCAGGTTGGTGTGATCCAACAAGAAACGCTCGCCAACTGGAGTTTCAACAAACACATGCTCAATTTGTCTAGTACGGGCACCGCGACGTTCTGGGTCAATTTGATCTTTGTGTTTAATGATCAACTTGTGTGTGCCTACATCTCCAAAACTGACTCTACGATTGTTACCAAGTCCATACAGTTTACTTTCAGCAATTGCTAGCTCATCTTTGTCGTAGGTACTGTCTGCTTGGCTTTGTTGTTTTAGATCTTTGAGGTCCAGGTTACTGCGATTGATATCTCTTGTGTCAAATGTCAGCATGTTTCTTCTTGCAAAATGTTTCATTGCACGTAAAAATGCAAACCATTCTTTTTGTTCATCTTCGGCCAGGCCTTGGCTGATATTTGAGCTGAAGTAAATTTTTAATGCATTTTCGTCAATCAGACTGATAGTAACGTTACCAAAATTTTTCCCGTTTGAGTCCACGTAATCAAAGTTAAAAAATCTAGCCTGCTCTGGATCAGTTACTGAGTTGGCTTTTTCGTCACCAATGTTGACTGAATCAAATCTAGCTCTGATTTTGTTAAACAATCCATCTGCAATTTTATTTAATTCTCTCATAGTGTATTATTTATGGTTAAATTTACCAAAGTAGGTATAACTGCTTAGACGCAGATGATTGGCTGGAATTTTATTTAGCATGCCGTGATATTGTCCTGCATGATTGAGCATTAAATATCCTGTGTTGATCTTGTACGGAAACGCATAACGCACCTGCTGCCCTTGGGCGTCATGGTAAAACACTGTGCCTAGATCAGCTGCCGCTTGAGTTAGGTAAACCTGCATGGCCATTAAGGGATTGTATTCACGCTCGGCGCCATCTTCGTGTATGCTACAATCAAATCCTTCGTAGTCTAGCCAGAAACTGCTCCAGCACTGCTGGTGTTCAAATACCACGTGGGCGGCAGCAGCAATTTGATCAATGGCATGATTATAATGTTGGTCAACTTGCTGCAGCAGATCACCATCGTTGACTATCAGTTTGCGTCTTTTCCAGTCCAGCTGCATGCGTTGTTGTTCCCAGGGATATTGCCAAAGATCCTGCTGTCCAATACTGAGCAACAAAGATTCCGGCAACACATCTTCAACAGTGAATAGATCCGGCACATGATCAACAGGTGTTATTTTCATATCATTATAAAAGGCATTGGAGCTATGTAGTCATCTGCACTGTCACGCATTTTTTCATCCAGGTCTGAATCATAACTTTGCAATGCCTGTATCATGCGCAACGATAGCAAAGTGGCACTGACCAAGTCGTCAGTTTCCCCAGTTTTGGCTTCAAATCCCACGCCATGAGCCACAAAGGTTTTTAATTCACTGATCAGGTTCTTGCTGTTAATGGTTATCTTTTTATTTTCTATCAGGTTTTTGAGTTTGGCACATACCGTAATCTTGCTCTTGTTGGTTGTTGTGAACCCTTTACGATGCGCTCTAGGCTGCCCTAGTTTATGCGGCTGACTTAAAAATATTCCGCGTATGTTTTCCTCACCAATTTCTGCAATTACCACCAATGCAGCTTCGCCCAGTGAGTTATTCTCTACGCTGTAGTACACGTCGTTCTGTGTACCAATGGTGTCATATAGATATTCACATATTTCTTTAAGAATTGTAATTTGCCTTTGGATTGGTGTTTTGTTATTTTGCCATTCGCCAATCTGTATCATGGTAGGCAACTCAAATATTTGTATAGCAGCAGGGTCGCCACCGGTGCCCAGGCTAGGATCCAGGCCAACCACATAAGTTTTCCCACGACGTGGCTTTTGGTACCAGCGTACCTGCCCTTGCCGTTCAATTGGTTCTGCTCCTGTCAGTTCAGACAGTTTGATACTGTCAATCAAGGTCTCATCATAGATCAAAAATTCACAGCCGTGCTCACGTCTGAATCTTTCTTCGCCGATACGACCCATTTCTTCCGCTTTCCATTGCTCATCTCTATCTGGGTGTTCGTCCCAACGACTTTGATACGCTTTGAATCCGTTAATACCAACTTTGGTGGGATTTCCAAAACTGTCCACACATTTGTTGGCTTGTTTCCATATATAAGCAAATTGATCTTCGTCACTGTTTGGCGTACTTGTAATAATTGCCTTACCACCAGTGCTTAGTGTGGGCGATATACTAGTCCAGAACTCTTTGGCTATAGTTGGGCGCACGAATGCAAACTCGTCACATTGATGCGAATGAATATTGTTAGCCAATATAACATGATTCTTTGCATTAAATATTTCGTAAGTATCAACTAATTTAGTATCAATTATTTCCGCTACTATTAGGGATCCATTATCTGAATCAAGACAGTCACCGGCTACAATATCACTGACTTTTTTTTCTTGTTTGTTAATAAAAAAACGATGTTCATTGGTTGCAGTAATATTAGTACCATCAGCAAACACTAACTTTTTTGATAATTTATTTGCATTTTGATTTAAAAAAATTCCATCAAAGTTTTCCCATCCGTTGGGAGTAAGAATTTCGTATTCTGTATTGTTAGCAAATGTTTGCTTCATATATTTGGTGGGTTGTATAATTGGATGTACAAGTCTTTTAATGTGATATCTTCTTCGACCATGGTTTGTTTGTTGCGAATTTTAACCGTTGTGGTTTCCCCGTCTAAGCAGTATAGTAGGGTAATACTCATACCACGACCAGTTGTTTCTGTTGTTGTCTGACTTACTATACGACTTCCATTTTCAAAGTCTATACTGCCTTTGTTGTAGCTTGTTACTCCTGCACGTATAAAGTCCGGGCACAATTCATAGGCGTAACGCACACGCTGCATGATCTCTTGTGCGCCTGTGTACTTGTGTGCAGCAATAAGTATGGTTGAATCTGGTTGAAACATGGCAAACCATAACAGGTAGCCGGCGGCGCTGGTGGTTTTGCCAGTCTGCCTGGGCATGAGGCTGATACTGAATCTGTTTTGATGGTAAGAATCTATTAGACGTTTTTGGTATTCAAACGGGTGATACAACATTTTGCCCCGAGTAGGGTGTTGTATATAAAAGTAGTTGTCCATGAAATATCTAGGTCCATCCACCGGATCTGCGCATTTTACAAATTCTCGTATTTGATCTTCGGAAAAGTTGACCTTTTGATAAGGACTCTTTATAATAGCTGTTTCAATGGGTCTATTCATATTAATTACTTATGTCGCATACACTACTTTTGAATAAAGATTATACACCAATTTCAGTGCTGCCATTGAGCGTTATTGATTGGCGCCATGCTATCAAACTCATGTATCTAGGTCGCATACAAGTGATTGAAACTTACCCAGATTGGATTATACACAGTGAAAAACTTGCTATAAATGTGCCCAGTGTGGCTGTTACCCAAGAATACTTTAATTTCAAACGTCGGGTAAACTTCACACGCTACAACATGTACCTGCGTGATTTATACCAATGTCAATACTGCGAAGATACTTTTGATTTTGATAGTTTGACCATTGATCATGTTGTTCCCATGAGCCAGGGCGGTAAGACTGAGTGGACCAACTGTGTGACTAGCTGCAAAGCCTGTAATTGGCGTAAAGCAGATAAGAGTTTCATGAAGCCCGTTCGTGCTCCATATCGCCCGGACTATTGGGCGCTGGCCGCTGCCTGGAAGCATAGTCCATTTAGAGTTAAAGATCCCAAGTGGAATCAGTACTTGGGTAGAGATCGGGCTGCTGCTTAGATTGGTTGCTCACCAGTCAAATAAGGCTTAGAGAACCACAACTTAAACCATTCATCAGTTCCAGGGCGAATATCATGTTTTTTCATGAGTTCGCCTTTTTCATTTCCAGTAACTGAAATATTGCTACCAGCGAATCCTTTATACTCTTGCATTACTGCACGATTACCAATGCCGGCCAATAGTTTGAGTTGTTGTATATCGTCCATTAGTGTTCTCCGTAAGGCACTACTGGACGATCATTGTCGGGCGTGTCTGGACCGGTCAGTTGCACCATGACTGTTTGGCATCACCGTAGTATTCTCTGGCAAAACCGTTGGCAATCAATTGAGCACGTAAGCTTTTGCCGTTTAGAATGATGTCGCCCAATACACGACCACCAAATTTATCCCACCCGTATAAAATAACTTGTCGCTGTTGGCTGGCATTAATGAGACCTTTAGTGAAAACGCTGGCAGCTTCTCCACGCTGCTTTTCGCTATCGCATTGGCCACGGAATCCTTTTTCTGGTGTGTCGACTCCGTATACTCGTACCGCAAGTTCGGGCTTGAGGGGTGCAGGTAGAAAGGGTGCGGCGATAACAACTGTATCGCCATCCGTTACTCTAATGATCTGTGCATCGTAAGTGACACCCTGCGGTGTTTTTTCTGCTAATGCTAGTACTGGTACTAATAATAGAACGGCTAATAGTTTTTTCATTGATTTTCCTTTGGGTTTATGTATAAATTTTTTTACCAGGCTCTACATGACCAATATCTAGCGCTAGTTCTTGGACCTGGATTGGCACAATTGTGTCTTGCTCTAAAACTCTTACGGCGTTTGGGGTTTGATTTTTTAATGGTCATATTAGGGTCACCAAAGTTGACTTTGACCACATTGCCTTTGGCATTCTTTACATACACTTTGGACTTTTTAACATCGCCTGCCATGGGTTTACCCAGTGGCACATTGCGTCCTTGATATTCAGCTTCTTCTAGATCATTGTCAGCACTGACTTCATGATTTATGCCACCGTGTATGGGGCTGATACTATCTCTGGCAGTGGGCATGTTTGAATCTTCTGTCAGGTACCCAACATGCATTAGTATTTTCATCATGGCGTCGTCTGCTTCAATCACAATACCATCATCTAATACGTCAACAACTGTGGTTTCTAGTACCATTTCTTCTCTGGCGATTTCTAATTCAAATACATCACCAGCAACAGGATAGTCCTGTGCTGTTTCAGTTTCAGTTAGATATTCGCGGAATGATTTAATATTCATATTACCAATCATTTCCAAAATCAGGGTCGTTTGCTTTGGTGTAAGGTTTTTTTACAGCAGGTGCTGCTGGCTTTGCGGCTTGGCCTGTTGCTGGCATTACACCTTGAACTGCTGGCTTTGCACCTGGCGTGCCTGTCCCTGGCACTGGTGCTGCTGGCATTTGTTCTTTCATTTTAACAGAAGGTTTTGGTGTTTGCACATTACGCTTGTCACCAGGAGCAAACGGACTATCAGCTGGTGGTTGAGTTGCACCTTTTGGTGGTGTAACCATCTTACCAGTCTTTTCATCCCGATATGGTTGCTCAGCTTTTAATACGTCAGTCATTTCTTCGCGGACTAGTATGCTGTCCAATAAACTTTGTAGTTCTTCATCCAATGTGACTTCTTCGCCTACCAATGGGTTATCACCTGTGAAACCAGCCACTGGATGTTGTGCTTTTTCACGATTCAAATCGTCGCCTTGACGCAGAATGGAATCAATTGAATGATATTCTTGCTCTGGCTGATTGGCATACTCTTCGTCCATCATTTCCTCATCGTGCATCATGCTATTATGCATATCATCGTGTGGTGCACTGCTAACCATAATAACTTCTGGTTCTGTCATTGCCATGCTATGATCGTTGTCATGTGGTCTCATTCCGGCCATCTTCAACATTTGCAGCAAGGAATCTGCTTGGTCGCCTTGAGCACTAATGTTTACGCTCCTGGTGCCATCACTGCTCATGTTGGTACTCACGCTCATGGAATCGTGTTGTTTCATACTGCCCATGTCGCCACATTCAGCCACTTGACTTTCGCTTAGACCAGCTAGTCGTGCCAGTTCAGTTAGTTCATGATCGCCACTGGGTGCATTAAGCATGTCTGCTTGTCTACCATAACCGTGCATTTGCATTTCGTCAGCAAATCTATCGCTGACCCATTGGATGGGATCACCATCACGTGCTTTGGCAACGCCATATGGTATTTCGCCGTTGTCTGAATAATAGTCGTACAGTGCATCGTACAAGTCATTGTCTAGATCATTGCCGGCCAAGAAGTTCTTGGTTTCATGTTTGAACTTTTTAATGATATGCTCAAGTGCGCTGCCGGCTTCTAGCATGACGCTTTCGCTTACTTTACTTTTGTTGTGAGCTTTCCATGCAGTCGCATATGCAATGCTTTTTTCTTTGTCAGTCAATTTTCCATCCTTGGCATATCCTGCTTTAACGTGTTTGACTTGGCGTTCTGCTTTGGCACCCGGTGGCGCTTTTTCCTGCATGGGGCGACCACTCAGGCGCATGAGTTCAGACAGCTCGTTGTCTTCTTCTAATTCTGCATCTTCCGGCAAACGGAATCCACCCTGGGTGAATTTCTCATTGGAACCATCACGGACAGGACCACTTCTGCTCATTAGCGTACCGTTGCCACTGCTAATTTGACCCGGGCCAGCTGGTAAATTGCCTAGTGTTGATTGATCTTTAGGGGATAGATCCATTGATGGTGGTGGTTGACTTGGATTTGTTGTACTAATAGGCCCACCGCCTGCAGGCGCAACATATGGTGCAGGTGTGCTCATAGGTGGTGCTGCTGATCCATATGTTGTGACAATAGGACCTCCGCCTTTGGGTGCAGCATATGGTGCAGGTGTGCTAAAGTCTTTGGCACCTGGTCTGACGTCAAGAGTATTCACATTAACAGGAATTGATGCAGACGGAGCTGATGGCGGCGATGATGGTCTGCCGTTGGCTGGTGCTCCTAATGTGGGTGAGGCAGTTGGTTTAATAATTTCGATCGGTCCGGCAAAAGGACTTTTAGGTGCGTCTGCTCTGCCACCAAACACTGTTGCGGCTGGCGGTGGTGGTGTGATGGTTTTTACATCTGCTGCAGGTGGTGGCGGCGGTGCTACTTTTGGCTGTTCACCTGCTGTGGTGGTATTACTACCAGCTGGTGCACGTTGAGCATTTGCTGCATCTACTTGTGCTTGAGTACTTGCTCCAACACCACCAGCAACAGGTGGCACTACAGCAGGCTTAGGTGCACCACCGGTTGGCACCGGTAATTTAACAGGGTATGCATTGGTAACCGCTTTGGCACGCAGATCTTTTTGTGTATCGGAGAAAGATTTATTATCAGGTCCACGAACAGCATTTTTCTCGGCTCTGGCTCCAAGCGCCTTACGCGAGTCTGGGCTAGAGATGTTTTTATTAACAAAGTCGGTGACCGACTTTGTTGCTTTACCAGCGGCATCAGTAACTGGCTTCCAGGCGTTGGCAGCCCTGTTTCCAAGATCGCTGAGTATTCCAGCCTCTGCCTCTACTACATGTTGCTCTTTAGGTAATACGCCTTTAGGACCAGATGGGGTTGCTGATGCCTCATCTATGATGTTACTGTACAGTCTTAATAATTTTGGATCCATTTTATTTTCTTCCCGCCAATCTTAAAATATGTTGTAATTCTTCTTTGAGTTTTGCCGCCACTCTGTTTCTAGCATCAGTTGCTTCTTGATCTACTGCATAAGGAGCAGTACCGGGCTTTGCTGCACCACCCGAGTCATTATTGAACTTTGCCGCTACTCTATCTCTGTCAGCAGTTGCCTTTGTATCTACTGCATAAAGAGCAGTACTGGGCTTTGCTGCACCACCTGAGTCATTATTGGGCTTTGCTGCTACGTCAGGCACCGGAGTTGATGTTGTTTTGTTTTGATTTGATTTATTAATGCCCAACAGGCGTTGATCATCACCGGTTGCTGCTCGATCAGACATGGTAGGTGCTCGAGCCTGAGGACCTTCAGTTGAGCTCGGTGACGGTAAGTTATCTCTTGATGGAGCCGGATTTGGCGCAATCACCAATGGAGTTGGCTTTGGCCCTTGGCCGTCATCGTCCATACCTAGGGCGGCTCCTATCATGCCGCCACCTGTGGCTGCTATAGCAGCAGTGGTTCCTCTGCCTAACGGCTTACCAGTTTTTTCAGCAGCACCTGCCAGTCTACTAGCTCTGGTACTGCCTACTGCAGTTCGTTCAGCTGCACTGGCTGCACCTGGGCCACCTTTACGCCAAACTGCTGGCTTACGGTCGCCAATGTTTTTTATATCATCCAATGACTTGATATCTTTGGGGTTGGCTCTGTTCACATACTTCAATTCACTGTCCACTCCTCGAACCTTGTCAAAGGTTTGTCCACCTTTACGAACAGTGCTGGCAGGCAAGGCATCCATACCCCCGCCAAGACCGCGTAGCATTTTGCCAAATCTTATAGCAGCATCTGCCTTGCCTTCTGCTATAGCACGATCGTGCATTCTTTGGATCATATGAAATTTAGTTTCTTCGAGCTTTTCTAATCTTTTCTTTAGTTGTTTTTTGTTCATAATTTTACTATCTTCTTTTAAATTTGATGCATCAGTTGTAGATTTTGTACCTTTGTTTTTATCTACTGCTGTTTTTAATTCTTGGTCTGATGGAAAAAATGATCCTGTACGATACTTATCCCTAACTGCCTGTGCAGCAACAGCAGGAAGTCCCAATACAGGTACAGCACCAGCTGCTGAAATAGCTGATCCTGTATAATCACCCAGGCTTGCTCTCCTTAGAGCATCGGCACCTTGATAAACAGTGTTTAGTCCCGGTACTACCTTGGCAATGGTTCCACCTACCTTGGGCAAAAATTGTCCTGCAGCAGCGGCCAGGCCGGTAACACCTGCCACATCTGCTGTCATACTGTATGGTGTTAAATTCTCTGCATCTTTAGCTGCTGCTGCAACGGCAGCAGTGGGACTAGGCTTGGCCCCACGACCAGACTGTGCAGCACCTCCTGATTGCTGTCTGGCTATCTTGCTTAATGTATCGCCTTTTTGAACAGTATAGGTGCCGCCGCCGGGCAGATTGATTTTTTGACCAATCTGTATTTTATTTGGATCAGATATTGTACTTTGATTAGCCGCGTAGAGGTCCTGCCATGAACCAGCTTCATTTAATGATGTTATATTTACAATATCTGTTATTTTCATCTTTTACCTGACAGTCGCAAAATATCCTGTATTTCTTTATTTATGGATTCAGGCACTTGCATGCGTTCCTTCTCCTCAGCTGGTACTCTGCCCACTGTGACTGTATTAATAAACTTGTCCCAAGCACCGTCCGGTTTCCTAACTTCAGGCTCCGTGGGAGTATTGGTCATTGAAAAAGGAGGGATAACATTAGTTGTTGGTTCTAGTTTCTTCTCAGGCTCTTTGGCTGGTGTTTTTGGCACTACTGATACGGGTTCAATTATTGACCTAGTAGGCATGCGCTGAACGGCAGCTCGACGAGCCAACAATTCGTCGTTGGACTGTCGTAACGCTTCGTCGGGGGATATACCCATACTACTTTTTGCTTTGGCGTGAGTCCCTGCATAATCTACGGGTTGTCCGTATCCTTGTCTGGTTTGCGGAACAAACTTATCACCAACTTTAAATCCTAAAGAAAAGTCGGGCATCTGTACCAATGGTTCCCCATTGGGCCCACGCATTGGTTTTACTACGTCCGATGATGGTTTCGCTACATCCGATGATGGTTTAGCACCGCCACCTTTAGGCACTCCTGCAATCTTTGTATCTCCGGTGATACCGCTAATTGCAGCCAATTCGCTTTTCCCAAGTTGTGTACCTGGTGCATATGCAGAACCACCAATTGCTGCAATAACAGCGCGGTGTGCGTCTTTTTGATTTTTGTAAGTTTTGTTTAGTCCTGCATTTTTTAAATATTGTATTGTCGCTGCTTTTGCAATTTCAGGATCTTTAAGTATCAAATCAGGATCGTTTAACAATTTTCCATTAAGGCCTAACTGCTTATCTATTTCTGCATACCTGGATTTTCCAGTAAGTTGTATAGGACCGCGACCACGATATTGATATCCGCCTATCTTGGAATATGCACGGTCAAAGAATTTTTTGTCATCTTGTTTTAGTGCATTAAGTTCAGTGTCGCTTAGATTTCTAAGTTGTGGTAGTTTTTCTCTGATGCGATCATTTCGAGTATTACGATAACTAACTTCGCCAACATTCTTGCCTCCAGATTCTCTAGATATCTTGGCAGCAATGGCTCGTCTGACATAAGGATCCGGGAAGTGTTGTTCTAACTCCTTGTCAAGGTCAACTTTGTCAGCTTCGGTTACTGCGAACTTTTTTTTTACGCTCTCGTTTTGCTGCTCAGGCCAACTTTTATATCTTTGTTCAATGCGTCGTTCCATGTCACGAACATAGCTGCCAGAATTAGAGTCTGAGTCAGGTTCAGGCGCCCGCACAGGCTGGTCGTCGCCATGAGCAAACTCTTTTTCTGGTTTATTAGAACTAGGTTTAACCGCTTGTGTTGAATCTGTTCTTCCGCTGGGTGTTGTTGCTACTGCGGTGTCGTCATCTTTAAATGCAGAACTTACTGCAGCACTGCCTAAATTCCAAGCTTGTCTTGCAGTTTTACCTAGCGCATCACCAACTGCAGTAGGCAAATCTTTGTTTGCTCTGTCTGGATCTTTATAATAATTGTATGCAGTTGCGGCGGCGGCTGTTGATTTAATTGGATTCCTAGCTGCCGCACCAATTATTTTGCTAGCAAGTGGTGCTGCGGTTTTTGCAGCACCACTACCTTTTTGTAGGAGTTTACCAAGGAGTCCCCACTTGCTCTCATCTATGATTTCTTTAGCTTTCATTATGCAAACCGATCTTTCTTGGGACGACCACGACCTTTTGGTGTCATATCAACGTCGGCACCCTTGTCTACTGCGTCATAGTCACGCTCGTGTCTGGTACCAGTTGCTGTAGCGGTTTTCTTACCGTGTGCAGTCTTGCCGTCTCTATCATCCATGCGCTTTTTAGCATCGGCTACTGTAGGGAAACCTTCTTTTTTCTTGTCTTTTCCAGCACGTAATGCTGCTAAATCATTGGCATCAATCTTGTTGGGTGGTGGACTCATCCGAGCAATTTTCTTTTGACCTGGTGACAACATATCTTCATTGGCTTCACCTTCGTTAGTTCTACTATAACGAGTCACGGTTTTGTCGCCGGCTTTGGCTTCGTCTTGATCTCCTAGTTTTTTGCCAGATGCTCTGATATTTTTTGCTGCTTTTGCTGTAGCATCTCTATGTTGTTGTGCGCCTGCTGCAGGACTGTCTTTGTCGTATCTGATCATGTCAGCACCAGGGCCTCGTTGCATTGCAAGACGAGTATCTTCTTTGAAGCCCATGTACTTTTCATTTAGTTGTCGTTCAACTTGTGCAATTGCTTCAGCAACAGCACCTTTGCTTTTGGCTTTGGCAGCCGTTTTCATTGGCTCTTTGGTATCACCATCTTTGTCCATGTCAAGAAAGTCTGGCTTGGCTTTTTTGCCTTCGGTAAGACTCTGTTTGGGTGTTTCTAGGCTTTGCATCTTTTTCAAGATATCATAGATGTTGTTTGACATTATTTTTTTCCTTTACGCATGTCGATAATTTTATTTTGGTTTGATCCCACTGGACTTTTTGTACCTTGTGGAATCTGATTGGTTGTTTGTGCTGCCGGAGTTCTTTGTGATGCTCTGGTTTTGACCAGCTCGTCGTTTGATTTGAGTGCTGTCATCTTGGGCGACTGTGCATCAAGTTCTTTCAGCATGCTGTCTTTGCGCCGATCGCCTACTAGGTCTTGTGCGCCAGCAACATCTTTGAGTTCACCATCCAACAGTAATGCACCTTCATGATCTTTACCATAAGCTTCTGCGTAATCATTCTGATCTGCTTGTTGTTTGCCGTACACACAAACCCATTCTGCTTGCATGCCTGTACGCTCGCGCAACAGTTGTGCAATTTGTACAGCAGTAGTTGGATATGCCACCGTGGCTTCAAACTGCCAGCATTCGCATGCGCCCCATTTTGGAAATTCTCTGTGCTCCATGACAGGAAGACTTTTTGCCTTGGTAATACTTACTAGTTCGTAAGCATCCAGTGCATTTTTAATTTCTTCCATTACATCGTTGGGGTTTTGTTTGGCAACCTTGATACGGAATTCGTATGGTTGATTTCTGCTGGCAATGTATTCGTGTAAACTTTTCATAGGTGTAATCCTGTTTATAGAGTATTTATGTGTTTTTGTTCTTTTGAAGAATCTGTTCCAGCAGTGCATTGCGATCTAGCACTATGCCTTGACCGTCTACCGCTCGGCTGCCAGGATCATCCTTGCTCATTTGATGATCCAGTCTGGCTTTTTGCAACTGTAGTGCTACCATACGCAGTTTCTTGTCCATTTTGGCTGTTTTGGCTGTGATGGCATGACCTAGCAATGTGCCTGCAGTTTGAAATACCACGCCACCAAATCTGGGATCCATGTTCATTCCCAACGACATGAGATCTTCAAAATTTGTTTTGGCCAACAGAGCCAATTCGTCCATTTCTGCATCGCTGGCTTCTAGGTCACGCACAGTAGGCAATGCCAAATCAATTTTATCAATGGCCTCATCAACTTTGGCCATTATGTCTTTGTTGTCTTGTATGGTCTGAAATGCTTCATTGGTTTCTGCTGTGGCATCAACCGGCAGATCAGGCAGGTCAAACAGTTCGGCTAGTTTTTTAGTCATGCACGTATTTATCGTGCTTTGCCCTGATGAAAGATATCATTTTCAGTCAGTACGCGAAAGCGAAGTCCATTTTGACTGCACCAGGCCTGTGCTGCTTGCCATTTGTATGCATTCAGAACTGCAGCGGCTTGATCCCGCATGCTGCGGCCTGCTGCTTCTAGCGTGGTCTGCTTGCTTGGTTTGATTTCTATCAGTTCCCCAAATTTCTCATTATTCTTGTTCATGTACATGATCATGAAATCTGGTATGTATATGGTGTTCTTGTTGGTGAACGGATTCTTGTACGGAATATGTATTGCTTCGCTGGCCCATTGCAACACTGCTGGATTTTCATCGCAGAATCGCATGAAGCTGTGTTCCCAACTGCTGCGAAAGTGCGGCACTTTCTTGCCCACATATTTGTCAGCATTTAATATTTGATACAATCCGTTTGCGTACTTGGGCATTATGGTAGTATGGTTCGTTCAACGTACTTGTTGATTTTGGGCGCATTTATTACGCCAAGATAACTGGTGCCTTTTCTTTCTAAATTTAAAAACATAACCAAGTAGTCGTTCAATTCACCAATGGGCATCTTTTTAAATTCATCCAAGGTACTCATGGGATCTATACCTTGTTTTAGACTGGTGTAAATTACTGCGCTTGCCAGTGCCCTGGCACCTGCTATGTTGTCTGTTATTTGTTCAAAATAAGCTATTACTGCAGCGTCAACGTTGCTGCTGACCTGCACCGGCACATCAAAAAAATTGTTAAAATACGTGTTTTCATCGCCAGCGGCACGAGTATTTAAATTGACTTGACCTAAATTTGTAGGATACTCTGCTGTCTTTATATTGTTGATCATGGTTTATCTTTTGCAATGCGCTGGTTAGTTGGTACTGTGGGCTGCTTGTGATGCATCTTGGTCATACCTTGTTGTTTGTACACTGCTTCTATAGTACTGGTATTTTTATCTTGAAGACCCGCCACAGTCTGCGAAGAACTGTTGCCAAATACTGTTGTGGTAAAAATCTGACTGTTTGCGATCATTATTGTGCCTAGATTGTTGTAGGGGCAGGATTAGTAGCACCACCAATCACAGTGCCATCTGGTGTTACCCCAATTGGATTACCATTGGTGATGAACTTGCTGGTCTCGGCTGCTGCTGCTGTGACAGATTTTGACACTATGGTATCTGCTCCTGGGGTCATTGCCAAGGCATTTGTAACATTGGTTACAATGGTATTTGTACCAGTAGTGAACACTGGACTATTCAGTATTGCTGTTTTTGTACCTTGGGGCAACTGGTTGGCTGCTGTTGTGGCTGCAGTTGTTTCCTCGGCTGCTCTTGCCTGTTCTTCAGTTACTTTTGCTTTTTTATCATTTTGAAATTTAATTAGTGCTGCTGTTAAAAAACTAAAACTAGGGGCCGGTTCAGACGCTGTAGTTTGCCCGGAAATGTTTACACTGTATACTTGATTCAATGATCCGCCGGTTAGTGCCCCATCACTGTTTGATTTTGCTCCTGCAAGATTAACAGCTGACTTTACGGCGCCAACCGCAGCAATCGCTATTCCACTGATCAGTGCTACAGGACCGTTATTGACAGAAACTCCGTTGCTTAGTACACTGCCCGACGAGACCAATGATGAAGGCGGCGTTGAATTAATTCCGGGAAAAGTTGTGACAGTTGACGGTACAAAAAATCTATCCCTGGGATCTTTGCCTTTTAATATGTCGCGTCCAGCTGTTATTAATTCTGTTTTTGCTAGACCAAGTAAATTTGTATTTTTATTTTTCTGGAATGCTCTTACCAATGTGAATGCCGCAGTGCCAAAATTGCCTGCACCTCCAGCACCAATTATGGTATCAACTGCCGACAACATGCCGCCAGGGCCCATGATGCTGTTTGTACCGCCGCCTAGCGCAGTCAGCGGGCTGGCTGATTTGTCGTAATGTAGATCAGCAAAACCTTTGACAGTGTTAGCTGTAATATATCCACTGGCATACAACACTGTTTCAAAGTTCACTGTCATTGTATGATCAAGCGTGCCATTGTCGCTGCTGGTATGGCTTCCGTGGGCAAACGCACTAATAAAAGGATTTACTAAAGTGTATTCACTGAACCTTTTTTGATGTAAACTATAAATTCTAATGGCCTTGATGTATTGATTATCATTGGCCATACCATACTTTCGTGGAGTATATCCAAATCTATTCAGTGTTTCTCTATTCTCTCCAGTCACGTACTTGCTTCGAGCAAACATAACTGGGTTTATTCCGCCCGTAGGGCCGTCGTAACCAATATCTGCATCTCTATAATAATAGGTATAATAATCGTACCAAAGGTTACGAACCACATCGGCACTGTCGTCGTGAAAGCTAATATTAAGTGCGTTGTATCCTAGTTTTGTTTGTACAATTGACGGGCGATTGTAGTTGTTTAGTGTTTTAGTTGCAATATTGAAACTGGGAAGATCCACACTCTTGGCCAACATGCCATGTTCAATCAGTTTATCTTGTCCTCTAATACTTGACAGCTCATCATTTAGCTCAAAGTAAACATGATAAAGCCAATTGTACTTTGGACTCAATGCATAGTTATTGGCCACATACAATCTAGATGCATGTTGCCTATCTTTAATTTGATCGCCAGTAGCGATCTGATTCAGGAATCCGTCAAATATATTTGCCATAACAATATTTATTCCAAAAAAATACCCGGTTTAACCGGGTATTTTGTAAGCCCACTAAAAATATTAGCCAGTAATCAATGTACCCAATGTTCTACCAATATCAGTACCAACACCAGTAGCAGTAGGAGTCTGTACTGCGTTGTCATATGTGATTGACAATGCAATTTCTGCAGGAGCTTGTTCTGCATAACTCATCTCACCGTAATTTACTGTAGTAATAAACGCTCCGTACAATTCCCATGTTTCGAGCACTGTTGGTTCGTGTGATCCATTGCCACCATCAAGCATTTCAAATTTAAGCACAAATTTATAATCAATTCCTGAGCTAGCCGAACTTTGTTCAGCAAAGTCAAATTGCTTCTGAATCTGTTCGCCAACCAGTTTGCTAACATTGCCGCCGGCGTCGTCGCGCAATGTGACACTAACAGGTTCCCAAGTTGGTTTGCCAACAAGATTAACTTTACTGTTGTAAACATCAATCACAAAAGGATTAAAGTTTAAGTTTGGACGACTAATAGTTGATACTTGTTTTGTAAGTTCTACTACATCAGTGCTGACTCCAAAGTTCTCAAATATTGCTCTGAAACGATATTTCAATTTTGGCATCAACAACCCTTGCGCACTTGCGCTTTGGTTGGTTGCTAATGGTACTGTAAATTTGTTTAACGAGGCTGTGGCCATTTATGTTCTCCTATTATAGGTATTTATCAAAATTTTTGAAAATTTTTGTAGGGGGTATTTTACACCCCCAACCTACATTATACTCCTGCAGCAATATCACCTGGGTTCTTGAGTCTGATTGGAATGTAAATAAATTCCACAGATTTCATTGGTTCAATCGCAATATCAACATACAATTCATTTCTTGCTATTCTGGTAGGTGTGTTGTTTGTTTCGTCACACACCACCACATAGTCATATATACCGCGTTTGGATATCAGATCGTTGATTGCACCAGAAATAACATTCTTGATTTGGTCTCTGGTTATTTTGTCGTTTGGTTCAAACAAATAGCCGTTACCAACGCTGGCAAGGATTGTACGAATGTAGTTAACTAGACGTGCTACATTGATACGATCCAGCGAACTTGCTGTAGGATTACGAGTCTTTTGTCCCCACACACACAGTCCAACACCTGGCAAATTTGTGATTGGGTTAATTTTGTTTTCGTACAAGGTATCACGCAATCCTACACGAATACTGTCAAATGTAAACTCATCCCCGTTGGTGGAATCTAGGTATCCAATACTGCTGGCATTGTCAACCAATCCACGACGTGTTCCTGCTGGGGCAAACCACTGATATGCCACGTTGTCGTTGTTGATTATGGTGCGTAATGCAATATGACTGGACGGAACCACAATGTCATTACCTTGTAAATCTGTGCTCAGACCCGACGGATAATACACTGCCAAATATGGATCTGCTGTTGCCAGACCGTTGCCATCAGTATTGTTGCTCCAGTTGGCAATATCAACTGCATTTGGTGCTAGACGCATTGGGGTATCACCAATAACAAACGCAGTGTTGGCTCGGTCATTGTTCAATGCCACCATCTCATCAATCAATTCAGGATAACCAGGTGCTGCAATTATGTTAAACTGATACTGATCTTCTCTAACTGTAGTGTTAGCTACAACTGCTGCTTGCATTGCTGCTGTTATCATTCTTCTCTGCGCTTGGCGGCCCATGTATGGACTACCGTTGCTCTTCAACCCACTGGCAGTCTGCCACGTATCTTTAACAGTTGGCAACGAGCTGTCGGCTCCTGGTACTGCAGGTAAATCAGGGTATGCATTTGCATTAAATTTGTTACTGACAAATTGTTTTACATTGTAACCACTACGACGTGTGTTAAAAAGCAAAATACCACGTGGATACAGTCTGTAATCCGGGCCATCTTGGTCCAAGTAACTGCTTGCTAGTAAATCTGTCACTGCAGGTAACGAATCGCTGGTAATGTCTGACGTGCCGTCTGTGTCCCAACGTGCATCAGCAAATATAATACCATTCTGACCAATTTGATCTGAATTATCAATTAGCGACCATTCTGCACCAGTATATCTATACAACACTGGATAATTTTCTAAGTCGCCACTGTCTAACCATAAATCGCCGGCTACAAGAGCAGTGACTCCATCACTTTGAAATTCTGGTTCGCTGGCACTAACAATTACGCCAGCGGTGTCAGTGGCTGATAAATCATAACCACGGGCATCAGTTTTGGTACCATCATAGTAACTGTCGCGGTATCCTTTCCATCCGCCAATTTCGTTGACCATGATATCAACTGTGGCTGGATCACTGTAGTACCATAAAGTGCCATCAACTGGTGCTTGTGTGGGCTCTGAGGTGCTAAAGGTATAAGTTAGTGCCTCCCAGTTGGTTAGAGCTAGTAGAGCTGTTCCTTCTGATGACCCAGCAATGGCACCTGTAGTGTTGCCAGTGAACCCTGCATCTGCAGTTGGTGTTCCATCAGTGTCTATTAGATAAATATCACCACCGTATATGTGTGTAAATGTAATAACACCGTTGCTCACACTTATGTTCAATTCTGGAATATTTTTTGCTAAGACATCACTTACAAAACTAGCAGGAGTAGTGCCAGTTAATGTTACAACATACGCAGTTGGAATAGCCTCACCAATTTCCGTAATGCTAATTGTTAGATCATCACCAATAGTAAATGGATTAGCTCCTAGTGTACTGCCACTAACTACCGTTTGACCAGCTTTTCTACGAACATATGGTTTGAACAATCCTATGCCGGTAACTTCTGGGTCATATGCCACCCAAACTGTACCTGCTGCAAGGCCATTGCCACCACCAGATGGATCTAGACCAAATAATGCATCAGCAAATTCATTGTAGAACGGTGCAGCTTGGGTAGTAAAGGTCGCGGTAGAAGAGCTGTACTTTTTAATTACCACATCGGCTCCACTGCCTGTAGCACCAACTTTTAAGAACACACTACCACTTGGACGAGGCACAGTATCAGTACTTCTCCAGCTTGGGATTTCAGCAAATGTTCCGTATGTTAATGCTGGATTTGCATATGTGCCTGCGGTGATACCTAGAGTAGTTAAAGGAGTGCCAGATCCATTGGCAATGATAATTTTTCCGTCTGCTGTTGAACCGTTGGATTCAGACAAGCTGCTTGCATATATTTCTAGTTTTCCATTTACTACTGCTGCTGTTACTCCGTCAATTGTGGCAGCAGTGATTGCAGCAGCAACCTGTGCCACTGTTCTTGCTGCACCAGTATTGCCTACAGTGACCGTAGCACCGTTAATAGTAATAGTAGCAGCCGGGGTGCTGGCAGCAATTTCAGGATTAGACACTGAGCCTTTGATGGTTGGCCAACTGATGGCCCAAGCATTGGATCCAACTTGTACCCAGGCGTTGGCTGAATTTTTGTAAAAAACTAAATTGCTGCTGCCGCTGTTAAATGCAATAGCATACGATCCAATTTGTCCAACACTGGATTTGGGAGTGTAAATTCCACTGGTAGGACCATCTAAATCAGCCAATGATGTTACCAAGATTGGAGTTTTTAGTGTGAGAGTCGATAATGATGCGTCCCATTCGTTGATTCCCCATGTACTTTCAGTCAAATCCATCCAGTAAGTGTTGTTTGCCACAGCACCAGTTGGGCGTACAGCAGTGCCTTCCAGCTGGGCTAGGTCAACATCAGCGCGAATTGCATAGATTTTGTTCACTTGTCCCAATGCACTGTAAGCAGCCATCAAGCCGTATTCGTTACGTTCATCGCCGTGCAATGGAGTGCCAGCTGCACTTTGTTGGAAGCTTGGATATCCCATTGCTGTGATTAATTCTCGTTGGCTAGTATATGCCAATAATTTTCCTGCACGAGCTGCAGTGGTATCAGCTGCTGCAGTTCCTGCAGGGTTTAGTTTGTCTTGTGCTGTTGCTAAGATAACCAGCGGTACAGTGCCTACTGCGCCGGGTACGTATTGACTTTCGTCTGTGACTGTTAATTGCAGTCCTGGAGATACTAGTGCCATGTTTTTATCCTTTTAATAAAACAGTTTCTAGTATTTATAAAATGGCCTGCAATTTGGTTGATTAGCAGGTGCCTTTGAAAGGTTCACAAATAAATACTGTATCATGACTAGACCCATATGCCACACATGCAAGGAGAATCCAGCTGCTGTCAACTATCTAGGCCAAAACACAGTATACTATCGCAAAAACTGTGCTGGTTGCATACGAAAACTCAAGAAGCAAAAGCCAATACCTGCGGCTTGGCAAAGATCTGGGTACAAGAAAAAAGCCAAATGTGATAGATGTAGCTTTGTTGCCACAAATACAAAGACTCAATTAAGGGTGTATTATGTAGATGGAGACTTGCGCAATAACAATTGGACCAATCTCAAGACCATATGCTTGAATTGCCAGGCTGCTATTCAAGACTCTAAACTGGGCTGGAAGCCTGCTGATTTGGTAGCAGATTTTTAATTTGTTCGTACAACTGTTCTACTGTACCATTGTTGTCAACCACTGCATCAAATTTAGTACCAATCCAGGCCCATTCGCTAGGATGTACTTGGGGATATGCTTGTGCCATATGATCAAATTTGCCTGACACAGTCTCTAATGCAACATGGTACCATTCAGGAGTTTCTCCGCGCTGTACCCAAATAACCCGCCCACCTTGATTACGGATTGTT